CTTTGTGCAAAACTTTCATCATGCCCCCTCCCTGTTGTTATCAATCTGTTGACTACTAATCACGATACCTATCTTGATCCTTCAACTCTTTCAAAATCTTTTCAAGCACGCTGATGACATCATTGATCCTAAGGCACCACGCTGCAAATAAGCGGCCAAGTAGAAGGCCGATAACACTAAACACTACTAAGTATACTAATATATCCATGCTTCAAATATAGCTAAAAGATTTTACTTTCCAAAAAAAAAATTATTTCTCACTAAACTGCCAACTGAACCCGATACACTTGTTATCGTTATGCAACGCCCTTGACAATGAAGAATAATTTGCACCTGCACTATTAACAGCCTCCTTTAATGAGTTGAATACAGCTATCTTGCAATCACCAATAGTTGCCACTATCTTCTTTTTGTTTATATTCAATACGCTTGATGCGTGTTTCATATTGTCAGATGCAGTACACCACTCTAAGTTGTCGTAACTATTGTTTAGCTTGTTGCCATCAATATGATTGACTTGGTCTGCGTTGGTAGGCTTCTCGCAGTACGCTTCTGCTACAAGCCTGTGAAGAAGCCACTTGTTAGACTTGCCAAGACTTATGGCCAAATAGCCAGAGTTTATGATCCAAGGCTTTAACATCCTTTCCTTACCATACCTTATGGATTTAACGCTACCATTACTGCCTATGTAGTACTCTCCCTTTTCTGTTTCTATTCTTTTAAATCTTTCCATCTGTCATGTATTGTTCTACTTCATAAATAGCTTCATCTACCGAATAGCAGACAACTGCCCTAAGTCCGTTTCTGTTTAGATACTGAATGTATTCTGATTGCTGCTTGGATACCTTATTACTGCCATACTTAAACTCTATCACCAATCCGCAGTAGGTTGAGTTCTGATGTATTATCCAATAGTCAGGTACTCCACTAACCATGCCTTCTGCTTTCAATCTCATTGCGTGGCCGTAGTTGCCTTTGAGCCACGCACCATTAGGAACAGCAAATGCCATCACATCAGGATAAGCATATCTCATGTACTTGTGGAATGCTGCCTGTATCTTTGATTCGTTTAACATACTACAAATATACACTTGTAAGTAGTACTATTCTGTTATGTTGATTGATTGTGGAAAACTATATGCCTTTCTATTTGGTAGGATAAATGTGATTGTCTTATTATTGTAGCACTCTGTTCTTAACTCCCACACAGAGCATTATAGGTCGGTAACGTGGCAATCAAAATGGGAGTATAATAAACTAAGACAGCATTAAAAACAACTCCGAGCAATGAGCGCAAGGTCTTAACTCGGTTGGGGTAAAACGGCAGATGCAGCAATGCAGAACTCTCCCCAGTAATAATGTTTCTGTGATAGTGATCTAAGTATAGACACAACCAAAGGCAGATTATTAGTTAAGTTGGTTTGCCTTGAAGGGCAAACACTTTGAGCAGCCTGCTAACTGCCAAAGGTACTCCTTGTATGCTTTAAATTAAACAGAAACAAATGATAGAATTAAGAAGAAAGATTGATGTTCTGTTGGCTCAAAAGCCAAACAGAAACACAGTAGAGTATCGTAAGTTTAAACAGATGATCAGTCGTGGTTATCCTGATGATGTGGCCTCGTTGGTTAAGATAGCTGCATTGTTACAAGTAGCCTTAAAGATACCAAAGGTGCAAGAGCGTAAAGGTACTCCGAAGTATAAAAAGCCACGCAATAAGCGAGCCTACCACAACAGACTTAACGAGTATGACAAGGCCGAAATCAAATACACCAGACAGCAAGAAAAAAAATAATCAAAAAAAAATCAAAAAAAACTTGCATCGTATTAGTTTACTGCCTTACCTTTGTATCAACAAATCGAAACAATATGACAAAGCAATTAAATTATTACCAAGTTCTTTACTCTGATGGAGTAACAGAATTAGATTTAATCGTAGCGAGCAACCTGACAGAAGCCAAAAAGATTGCCGCAGAAAACGCTAAAACAAAAAACTACGGAACGGCTTACTACAAGGTGGCAAGATGCTACAATGGCGGTGTAAGAGGTAGCGCCCCCACAAGACATTGGCACTAACAATAATCTGCCCCTGCGATAGCATCAAAGGGGCATTTAAAAATAAGATATGACAGAGAAACGAAATACAGCGATAGAAGTAGCAGGTGGGTATTGGAAGTTCAACACCCTTGATGACCAGCTATTCATTGAACTCCACAACAGCGTGATGCTGAAATGGAAGGAAGCAGTAGCATATAGCACGATAGTGCAATGTGAGAGAATGCTACCTGACCAGACAGATGTAGAGCAATGGCAAGTAGAGATGCCATTTGACGAGTATTTGTATGTGATAGGCTTAACAGACTCAGAAATCAACAGCGTTGTCAGCTATGCGTTACAGCACTGATGAAGACTACATAGATGCCATCCTTTGGAGGGAAGAGAATGAAATCAAGTACAGGGTGGATATTTACCACCCCGATACAGATAGCACTACTCTGCATGGCTACTATCAGGGTGCGTATGCACACGCTACTATTGAATGGGAAGCGTTAGATATGGGCTACTATTGGCAATCATTTGCCTTTGATAAGTCAAAGTATCATGTAGTAGTCACCGTGTACACAGGCCGCGACATGGATGGCACGGCAAAGATCAAGAGCGTATATCGCTTTTACAACCAAGAACCAAATCAAATAAATAACAATGATAAGTAAAATCAAATCAATCACCTTTCAGAACAGCTGGACAGGTCAGTATGGAGAAATGTTCACCTCACTCTACGAGTTAGAAGATGGTAGCACAGGAGAAGCTAACAGCAAGAGCAAAGACGCTTGGAACGTTGGTGATGAAGTTGACTATGCCGTTGTAGGTAAGTCACCCAATGGCAACAACAAGTTTAAGCTAAAACGCCCTGACAGCGATTTTAAGCAATCTTCTGGTGGCGGCAGTACAAACTATGCCGACAAGGATAAAGACATCAGAGCAGGCATGATTTCAAACCAAATCGTGCATCTTGTTGGTGCAGGCACATTCCAAAGCATTGCGAGCGTTACTGATGGCCAAATCGAAGAACTGATCAAGTTGAACGAGAGAGTTAAAGCAAAGCTGTAATGGTTATCTATAAATCAGAAAGCAGAACTATTATTTGGGTAGCACCGAAGGCCGTAATGGCTCGAAGTATGCAGATGCCTAATATCTTCGTTGAGGGTACGCTTGTGGCGTACCTACTCGAAGATGTGAGAAGGAGAGCCATCATCTACTTTCAGGATGGCTTTCCATTCTGCATTGGCAACCCCAAATACATTATCAGAGGAGAGCGTGACTTCAAGATGCTGCCGAAGAAAGCAAAGGCAGCAGGCAGAAGCAAAGAAGAGTTAGTTGATAGCGTTTGTTATGTGATTGCTGAACAATGAGCAAAGAACTCGACTTCATACAAGACTACGCTGATGGCAAGATAGAATTGGGCAAGCAATGGGGCTGCCCAAAGTTAGACAGGCATTGGCTATGGAAGAGAAACTTTACAGTTGTATTGGGTAAGTCGGGGACAGGCAAAACAAAGCTGATAGTCTATATGGAGTTGGCGGCAGCAATCCGCCACAACCACAAGGTGCTGATTTACACTTCTGAGAACAACCTTGCTGTCATCAAGATGGAGTTGATACAAGTGTTGGCAGGGCAGTCAATACGCTATAATAATGAGCGTAAGATGTCGAAGGAAGATGTTGAGCATTGGTACAATATGTTGCTGCAATATGCTGTCTTCCTAAAAACAGATAAGCCATACACTTGGGGGCAATTAAGGGGCGTGATAGAACACACCATTGAAAGGGACAATAAAATAGCATCTATCATTGTCGATCCATATAACAGCTTGCGTGTTGACAAAACTCAATTAGGTGGATTGACAAGGCATGACTATGACCTTGAAGTGTTGAGCGAGTTGGAGAATTTCAGCAAAGTAAAGCAGTACAGAGTTATTCTAATTATCCACGGCACAAGTGAAAGCGCAAGACGCGTTGTGAAGGATAAAGGTAGCCCATATTTTAGCTACGAAGACTTCCCGAAGTCAGGTGATGCAGAAGGTGGCAGTAAGTTCAAAAACAGGTCACATGACTTTATTGTGTTGCACAGGATTCATGACCACCCAACAGACAACAACCTTGTCTTTATAAAAGTAGACAAGGTGAAGGAGAAGTTTACAGGCGGCACAGAAACTGTGATAGATGCCGAGAACTTTGGCATAGTGGCATCTTGGAACTTTATGAAGCATCGCTTTTACATTGATGGCGTAGATATAATGGCTGATTTATTGAAGAAACAAGAGCAGCCAATAGATGACTTTCGGCCAGAGATAACAGGTGACTTTGCAGAGCCAGAGCCTGTTGTGGATGTAGACTCTCTGCCCTTTTAAAAAGTTTTTCACTTTTTTCTTGTTTGGTATTTGTTTTTGTTCTTATCTTTGTATCAACAAATTGAAACAACTATGAAACTATCACTAAACAAAATCGCCAAAGGCCACTACCAAAAAATCGCAGGGGACATCGTTGTAACAGTAGAAAAGGTGGGGTTCGATGAATATTGGAGAGGAACTATCGAGCAGTATAGCCACACAGCAAAAGACTTCTCAGGTAATGATGTCAAATGCTACGATACTATATTTGAGTGGAAGAGCCTAACCAAGAAAGAACTTTGTAAGACAATGGTAGAATTTATTCAAAATAGTTGAAAAATGGCTTAAACAAAAAGCCCCTGCGATAGCATCAAAGGGGCTATTAACAATATGACAATGAAACAGCAAGACGCAAACTTCGTAAAGCAGATGATAGCCATCCTTGATGATGAGGCAGAGCTATTGACTGCAACAAACGGAACAGGCAGGCATGATGAGCGCCTGCAACGCATTAAAGAGTTGAAACAAGACTACATCAATTATATTAGATTTCGTGCCGAAGAAATGAAGCACATCAGTAAACAGGAACAAATAACAATATGAACATAGAAACATTTATCCAGAGAGCCAATGCTTACTTTGGCTTAGTTTTAACCTCACCCATCCGCAAGAGAGAGTATGTGGATGCAAGAAACATGGCTATTAACTACATCAGGGAGAATAGCACCCATCCGCTAACGATAATAGGTAAGCACTTTAACAGAGATCATTCAACAATAATCCACAGTATCGAGCGCCATGATGACCTGATGAGTTATGATAAGTCATATCAGCGCAGCTACAAGCAGTTTTGCGACACTATGAGGAAGGATGGTAGTGAGTTGGTTATATCTGTTAGCGATGATGTTATGGTTGAACTGACTAAGATGGCAGCAGATAGAAATTGCAGCGTTAGCGAAGCTGCCGCTTTGTTCCTTACCAAGATTAAGTACACTAAGATCAGAGCGAAGGAGTACCGCAAGTACACCAAGAAAGACTACGAGAAGGTAATGCAATACAAGGGGAAGGGTGTTACAAGGAGAAAAATCGCCCACAAGTTAGGGTGGACAATTCAGCAAGTGCAATATGTTACAGATAAGCTAAATCATGGAAAAGGTAATTTTAATTGATCGCTTGGGCGATACAGTTGCCCAACTACAACGCTGGCAGCTGTCCTATGCTGACAAAGGTAATCAGAATGCAGTTGAGCAGATAGAGTCAATGATTAAGAATGTGAGCGATGCAATGGCACTCATCTTCCTAACGCACGAATACTGCCAATTAGAGCAAGCTAAGGCACTCAAATGGCAAAGCAGGTATGACAAGTCGCTGGAAGAGATTGAAGTGCTGCAAAGCACTATCAAACAAGAGTCTTACTTCATAGCACAATGAGCCATAAGTCAGCAATAGCCAACTTAACGCATCTTTGCACGCGCTACATGGAAACAGACGTGCAAGATGGAGAAACTCTGTCAGAACTGCTTAGAGATATATCAGGCATCCTTTTCTACCTTGAAACGGTAAGGGCAGACTACCATAACAAATGGAGTGCATTTGTTAATGATAAGATAGCGGCTAAGATGAGCGTAGCCAGAGCGCAAGTGGAAGCAGATGTGCGCTATCCAGAGTTGTATGAACTCCGTAGAACAATGGATGCAGCATACACGGTGGTAAATGCAATCAGAACGAATATCAGTTATTTAAAATCAGAAATACACAACAGCAAATGAAAAATCCAACAGAGAAGCAAGTGAATGGAACTCACTACAAAGAAATGGCTATTCAGCCATCAGAGTTCATCGTTAGAAACAATATCGGGTGGTATGAAGGCAATGCAATCAAGTACTTATGCCGACACTCTAAGAAGGGTGGCAAGGTTGATTTAGAGAAGGCAATGCACTACATTGAACTTGCGATTCAGGAGTACTATGGTGGGTGATGGTTTGTGTATGGTGCGTATGCCGATAGGATATGCAATATACACGTTGTTAGGCACAGTTTTATTAACTAATTAAATTAACTAAATGGAATTAAACAAAATATACAATGAGGATTGTTTTGAAACAATGAATAAAATACAACCCAAGACAGTTGATTGTGTTCTAACAAGCCCACCATACAACACTGGGGGTAGAGTAGAATATTGGTCTAATAAAGTTATAAATGGCAAAAGGGTTTATAGCCAAGAGAAAAGATATGACCAATATTTAGACACTAAAACTACACAAGAGTATATTGATTGGTCTATTGATTTGTTTAATAGCTATAAAAAAATACTAAAGAGTAATGGATGCATACTTTACAATATAAGTTATGGAAATGAAAACCCCAATGTGCTATGGTTGCTTCTTGCTGAAATTATACAGAAAACAGATTTTATGATTGCTGACTGTATTGTATGGAAGAAAAAAACAGCATTACCAAACACTACAAGTAAAAATAAACTAACAAGAATATGCGAGTTTATCTTTGTAATTGTTAGAAAAGATGAATTTATGACATTTAACAGCAATAAAAAAGTGACAACCACAACAGCTAAAGGACAAGATTTTTACGAGGTTTTTTATAATATAGTAGATGCTAAAAACAATGATGGGAGTAATAAATTAAACAAGGCTACATTTAGCACAGATTTAGTTAGAAAACTGCTTAATATGTATGTCCCCAAAAACAGCCTTGTGTATGATAGTTTTATGGGTACTGGGACAACTGCTCTTGGATGTATTAAGCAAGGCATTAATTTTATAGGTAGCGAATTGTCTAAAGACCAATGCGATCTTGCGAACTCTAAAGTAAAATATTTGTTATCACAGACAAGTTTATTCTAATTGTTCCCAACAAGCGTATAGCAGCCGTTTTAATGGCCATTATACCCGACAAGGTATAATATATCACAATAAATGGTATATCATACCCATTCGGGTATAAAATTACTTAGCAGCCGATATAGCCTATAATGATGGATTTATTCTACAACTCCATCAAGATGTTCATTGGCAGCTTTCCATTGTCAAGAATAACTGCGCTGCCAATAGCAGGCTTTGCGCCATACTTGGCGTATGCCATTGCATAACTCTTCCTGTCGATACCGCAGCCAACTTGTACTCCAAATATCTTGTAGTTCGCTCCAACAAGATAGTCTATGTACGCTTCTGAATGTCGATGCCCCTGCACTACGCTGTGCAGTTCTTTTTTCATTTTACTTCGTGCCGTGCCTGTTTCTCCGTGAATGTAAAGCACGTCATCTAATATCAGGCTTTCGGTAAACTCCCAGTTGGGCGTTTCAAGCACTTCTTTGAAATCCCTGATCCATCGTCTTGGGATACTACCTGTCTGCGCCTTACGCATGATGATTCTATCATGATTGCCGATGATAACGGTTGCCTTTGGAAAGGCATCTCTCCACTTAGCTATCTTCTCAATGGCTAAGTTTAGTTCATCACCACCTCCCATACCATCTGCATCGCTCTCGTGATAGCTGCTGTAATGGTTGTCAATTATATCGCCAATGAATACGACATCAGTACAATCATACTTTTCATAGAGTTCTTTGTTGAACTCCAAGTAGCCATCAAGGCAAAATGGCTCGTGCAAATCGCCTATCACAAGCACATTGCGCTTTGATGATTTACGCTTGGATAACAGCCACTCGTATTCTTCGGCTGTTAATCTCGGTCTTAATTTTCGCTGTTCCATATTATTTCGCTTAATTTTAGCTTCCAACAATTTCCATCCAAAGGCATATGAAAGATGGTATCATCATCATCATCGCTTATCTGGATGCCAAATGTGGTGTTGTAGCACCACCTATCTACTGCTTCGTATTCTATCATAACTTTGTTTTAAAATAAGTTGTAATGACTCTGCCTATCCAATAGACAACAAACAACGCAGACACTACCAATAGCCATAAAGGCACTTTGTTCTTCTCTTTCACTATTACACTTCTTACTACTTCTGTCTTGATTAACGTATCTGTTTTACTCTGCTCAATGTGCAGCGTATCGTATGAGCGTATTATTTGCGTTCTAACGCCATATCTTTCTATCATGATAGTATCTTGCTTTGAAGTGTAATAACTGCTGTCTATTACGCTCCTATGCGTTACAAGCGTATCTGTGTAGCTTGTATCGTAGCTACACACTTCCGGATGCTTAGTGCATAGCCGTGTCATTCTTGCCTTCGGGCTGCATGAAGTCAAAACAGCCATGCAGATGGCGATGGCTGTTAATGATAGTTGATAATATGTTGTTGGTTGTTTCATAAATGCTTTTCAAAGTTACTCATAAACTCCTTCTCCATTGCTGTCCACGTTGAACTATCACGCCAATGGCCACGACCATACGCAAAGCGTGCCTTATACCAACTTCCGTATCTATCGTGCAAGTATTTCAAGTAGCAAGCTGCAATCATCACGTTCTCTTCCCTCTTATTTGCCGTTTGCGGCACTTTCTCCCTCCAATAGTCATAAGTGGTAGGGATGATCTGAAAGTAGCCCAAATCACCATATATGCCCACTTTCCATTGATATCTGCTTTCGTTCCATGCAATCGCTTTTAGGACATTCGCAGGCACACCAACCTGACAAGACACACTCTGTATCGTCTGCATCAACGCTTCCTTCTCTGTCATCGCTAACTGCTCCACCTTTGGGTGGTGGTAGTTTAGCTTTGACAACTTGGTAGGTGCTGTCAATGGGATTGCTAATAATATAGTGAGTAAAGTCTTCATTGCTCATGCACAATCAAAGCTATCCATCCAACTCTTAACATCAAACGAAGGGCAGGCTTTCTTTACGTTCGGGAAATCTCTATGCCCTAACACTTCTGCATCTGGGTGCTGCACTTTGAGTGCATCTACCAATGCTCTCATTGTTTCGCTCTGTGCAAGTGTCATGTTGTTGAACGGCTTACCCTTGCTATCAATGCCACCAATGTAGCTAATGTGTATGCTATGCTTATTATAACCACGCACACCATTGGCTATCTTATCATCAGGTGTTAGCTGCCTAAGCATACCACTTGGCTCAATGATGTAGTGATAACCGTTCGATTTCCAGCCTAAATGCTCACGCCAATAACGCTGTATGCTCTCCACAGTTGTGTTCTGTGGAGTTGCGGAGCAATGGATTACTATGTAACGTATATCTCTCATCAGTCGTAGATGTTGTCGTTATACTTGTCATCTGCCTTGTCATTGAAGTAGCTTATCAGCTTGAAGATGATAAACACTCCACCGATCAGATAGGTGATTAAGGCTAAGATTTCACCTCCAAGTGTGTCAGGCATGAACCAATACACTAACTTCATCCATACCAAGAAGATGATGGCGATGATCGCTAAGGCTGTTAATTGCTCTTTCATATTGTGTTAAATAGTAATAAACTTCCGATAAAAACAAGCACACGCACAATGAATAGCGTGTACGCATCTATCACTCTTATCCATCTATCTGTGAGTGATGATTCACCCAAGTAGCCCCACCATACACCTGTGAAGGCATTGTAGATATAGTCAAACCATATTCTTGTCGCTATAAAAGCAGCAATACCCTGCCACCATGTTGTGAATGGCAGGGCTGCCGCTAATAACAAACAAAACAATATATGAAAGACAACAACAGACACTCTGTGCTTGTTGCTAAAAGTTGCATATGCTGCTTCAATGATTACCCAACTCATGGTTGGGATGAAAATAAAGTATTCCATAGAACTAATTTTACACGAAGGTATAACAAGGCTTGGAATAAACAAGAAAAAAGTTTATTTTTTTTCAATGCCCCGCAAAGCATCTATCTTCTTAACCAAGTGCGACCAGATGTTCAGCCCTGTTATATCGCTGATGTTTTCAAACACACTCTTCAACTCAACAAGGCAGATATAGCCTGATGCTATCTGCCCTATGTGTACTACTTGTAGTGCTGGAAACATGATCTCAAATCCAAAGGTCAGAAATATAGCAACGCTATACAGCATCATCTTAGTTACCGTTCTACCTAACGCCTTGCTTGTTATCTTATCTCCACGCTTATAAGATGCCCACACCCCTGTGATTGTGTCCGTGAATATCAGCACCCCTGTAAAGATGATTATAGGCACAGCTGGTGTTAATACTGCGCCTATGGCTATGCTCATTGCTGCCAAATGCTTTGCTGTAAATTCGTTCATTAGTAATGTCGTTTAAGTGATTTCTCCATGTGTCCTTCATCTAACCACTCCAATAGATTTACAAGCAACCACCCTAACCTTGTCAAGTTTCCCACCTTCCAATTCTTAGCAAGTGCATAGCTTATTGTGTCATTAATGTTGCCGAAACGATACGATTTGAGCGTTTTATGATACTTTATGGCAAACGCATTTAAAGGCACTTGTAAGACAACATTACCCACCTTGTCAATACCTAACGCCAATGAATAAAAAAAGTCGCTTAGAAAGGCTGTATTTAGCCTTGTGATGAAGGTAATGACAAAGCTGATAGGGAATAGGGCAGCAGCGAGTGCTACTGCCACTATAAACAATACTACACTATTCAGCAGCTTCTTCATGGTCTATTCTCCACAGTTAGATTGTTGTCATCAATGATGTACTGAAACTCTTGCTCAATAGTGTTTACATAAACATAGTAGTCATTGTCATCTTTGTTTACCACCAAGTTTTGATTGATCTGCAAGTATGCAAACATGGGTGCGCCAATGTCCATAAACAGCATCGACTTGGGTGCTGTTATTCTTAAAGCCCATTCCATGTGCTTCCAATCATCAACCGCTATTTCGTAAGCTGTTTTGTTTACGAACGTGAAGATTTGCTTGTACTCTGTATCGGTAACTATCCACCCTTCCACGACCTTCTGCGTTGCTGATGACGTAGGCTTGTCTGCATACACCACATCAAGTTCAACGATGTTAGATGGTAATTGTGGCTTTACGCCATCTACAAAGTATCCTTTTCTGTGCCATGAAAGCACCTTTTGCTCTGTTTTATCGTATAGTATTGTCATATAAATCTGCCTTTTGTTTGGTTGTATATGTGCGTGATTTCTGAATCTGATAATTGCCTATTATACCTATAACAAGAATAGATGTATGCATTGCCATATCTGTTGTCATTTGGTGCTGGCAAATCATCCTTGCCAATCAGCCATGTTTGGGATGATGGTGTAGCTGTTCTTGATATAGAGGTAGTGCTTTGGCTGTCAAATGCGCCATCAAAATAAATTTTGTGCAAATTGCTGCCATTGGTGGAAAGCGCATACATATGTGGGATGTCTATATCCGTAACAGTATATGAACCTATAAATGTGTATGCAGCCGATGAGTTCAACACATAAAATTGCATCAACTTACCTGTATTTGGGTGAATTATATGCCCATTTTGCCTTCTTGACGAAGATGCCCATCCTGCTTTATTCCAATCAGCAGCAACGGCTGACTTCAACCATATTATAATCGTTTCCGCATAAGGGTTTACAAAATTAAAATTCATGTAATCATTACTCCCATCTAAATACAAACCACCACCATTCCCGCTATCATAGCTAACTCCGCCAACCAATGTTCCATCATCATCATTGCCACTCAAATCATACCAAGTAGTTCCGCTATCAGGATAGCTTGTCTGGAACAAAACATCGTACCAAGCAATAAGCCCATCACGGACTATATTTAAGTTTGGGTCTATTGGCATTATTATCATACTGTTCCTCCGATTACGTTCCAAACATCAGCACTTACTTGAATCAATGTAAGTGTGCCGTATTGATATGGTGTTTTAACTGCGGTAGTGTTTAACGTTACACCACTACCTGCTACTATACTTGTCGTTCCTGCGCCCATTTGTTCAACGTATATCACAGTACCTACCGAGAAAGCTACTGAGCTATTAGGTGGTATAGTTAAATTGTTTGCACTCGCCACATTCATCCGCACTAACTTGGCTGCATCAGTAAGAACTAATGTGTAAGATGCTGTCTGTGTGTTGATGCTAAGTGCTGCACCTAATTTAGAATCTAACTGCGTTTGTATTGCCGAAGTTACGCCATCAACGTAGTTTAACTCGGTGGTCGTTAGTGTAGCACCATCAAGAATATTGACTTCACTTGCTGTTGCCGTTACATCAGATATGGTTGAGAGTAGCTGTGTGCCTGTGTGGTTTGCTCTATCTCTATCTGAACTATGGTAGTGTAGCGTGCTATCGCCACCATCTGTCAAGTCGGTGGCATTTGCATCTGATATATTATTTACCTCTGCACCATCTTCGACATTCAATATACTTCTTGCTTGTGTTGCGCTAACTTGCTGAACGCTGCCACTTCCTGCTGTATGCCTTCCAAGAAAGTGAGATGTGCTGATGTTTTCAATTTTCGCAAAGGTTACATTAGCATCAGCTATCTTAGCTGTCGTTACCGCATCATTATCTATTGTCCACGTTGCACCTGATGCGCTTACGGTTATATCTCCTTTATCGCCATCGCTTACTGCTGCTGTGGACGATATGGTAATGCTGTCCGTGCCATTGTCTGTAATGGTTACATTTGTGCCAGCTATCAGATTGATTGCTCCACTCAACCCCTCTATTGTAGTTACACCAC